TAAAAAACTGCGCTCCATCTATACAAAATCCCGAGTCAATGCCAAACATTGACTTAGACGCTGTATTACTAGCTATACGCAGAGCAACATACGGCGAATACATGGACATCATTGTGCCGCATGATTGCAGTGCAGATGCTAAGAACGAAGTTAGACTAAACTTAAATCATTTCATAGCATCAATTAAAAGTATCGACAGCATAGATCCTGTTGTTCTTGATAATGGTATTAAGGTGTTTGTCAATCCGGTAAACGTCAAACAGTTGCTTCAACTCAATTGGGTACAGTATCAACAAATAAGAAACTTACAACATGCTGAACAAAACAATGTCGATGAAAAAGAAAAAGTCGATATTCTTCAGCAAAGCTATGCAGAGCTTACCGAAGCCAATGTAAACATTGTCAGTGAGTGTATTGATACGGTGCTATTGCCCGACGGAGCAGCAGTTACTGATAAAGGTAATATCACTGAATGGGTATTGGATCTTAGTAATCAGGACTTTAAGAAAATCGAAAGTTTAATCATGGGCTTGTCTGAAAGAGGCCTGCAAAAGAAATTCCAAGTCCATTGTGATAAATGCGGCAAAGAGTTTGAAAGTCAACTTGATTTAAATCCCACAACTTTTTTCGGATGAGGCTTTTGGCCTTAACATCAGGCCCTGAAATTATGAAACTTCTAAAAAGTTTAGAAGATGAGTCAAAAGCCATAATAGAGGATATCGTGGGCCTTGCAGTATATTCTGGCCAGGATTACGATCAGATGTGGAATATTACCAGTGAAGAAAGACGAATATTCCTTAAAGTACTCAAAGACAAAATTAGCCTAGAAAGAGGCGTAAAACCCAAAGAGACTTTAAGCCAGGAATTAGTTTAATCATTAAAGTTGTTCAAAGAACAACTAAGAATTATGTTTTATACGCTTACGCTACAAAACACAATTCTTTTTCTATTCGTATTTTACTTTTCTTAAAGGTACTACAGAAGATATATTTGCCAAGGTTTTGCAGTCGTACTTTGCCCTGTTAAGGGCAAAAGTAAAAATAATGCATACCTGCCGGAGGCCCATTATCGTAATCTATCGCTGCAACTAATCTAGTAAGGGCGGTTACGCTGTACCCTTTTACGCAGTCCTTATAGCAACGCAGAATCTGGCTCGCTGATAGATGAACACGCCAGTTCTTGTGAGATGCAATGACTCAACAGAGCTCACTCTTTTTGACTTTACATACACTTGCCAGCGTCTTTCAAGTCCAACGCTTCATCCTGCCGTCAGCAGGTTAGTGGCAATCATGTCTCCGCTACCGCACGGAAATTCCTACCCTGCGACATCACCAGGGGTTCGGGTGCCTTATTCGACTTGCCGGCACACAGCATTATCGGTAGTGCTTGGACCTAAGGTTGGACCTAAATTTTATTAATTATATGGGAGCCGTGAACTCTAAGATTGATGATGTTATTGTAGTAGTCAGGAGATTCTAGTACACGCCTGTTGAATTGTTCTCTTGCTTCGAGATATGAGCAGACTGCCTTGCTGGAGCCGTAGTAGAGTATTTCACGGATAAATTTGTCGGGACCTAAGGCGGCAACGTCCTTCTTTAGCTCTTCGCTGCTGCCCCAATATTCTTGCCAATCACTGTCTATCTTAGTTTTAATCTTTTTTCGTTTCTTAGTGCCGTTTTTGAGTTTTACAGTTTTGTAAGTAGTTTTACTAAATTTCGATAGTTTTTTGCCAATATACATGCGGCCTGTGACTGTGTTAGTGATGCAATAAACATATCCAACACAGTCCTCAGGCAATTGTTCTACAACTTGACCTTCGAACAGCCATGTCATTTAACTGACAATGCGGCCTTTTCTTCGGTGATTTCTTTGCGTCGAGCTTTGACTAGTTTAGCGACTTCTTGTAGTGCCTTACGAGCACGACCAGCAGCAGCCTTTACTTTTTTGGTTGTGAACTTTTCGTTTTCTTCAACGTAGATTTGAAACTGTTTTACTAGTTCTTCTTGGGTATTTACTTGTACTTGTTCTGTCATTTTATGCCTCTACCATTTCTATATCGGTGTTAAAAGTTGTAAAGCCGTTTTCCTTAACAACTTGTAGTATGTTATTTACTCTGCCAACCAGTTCATCTCGGTGGCTAATTAAGAAGATATTTTTCCGATTCTCACGGCTCATCTTCTTTAACAAGCCCAATGCGCTGTCAACACCATTGGCGTCCATGCCCGAATCAATCATTTCATCGATGAATAGTAAATTGACTGGACGGTTTAGACTTTCGTAGACATCTCTGAATGCCCACGATAAGCCCAAAATAAGTCTATTGCGTTCGCCTCGACTCAAGTTATCAAAGTCAAATTCCTGCCCCAACTGAGTAATATCAACTTCCAAGTCACTGCGGAATTTAACTTCATGGGGCAAAGCTAATCGTTCTAAGTAATGTGCTAGTCTGTGATTGAGATAACTCAAGTTTTGTTCAATGATACGCTTGCGGATAAACGAATCCTTGCTGGTCAATAGTTTAAGCAAGAACTCCTGATGTTCATTAAGTTTGGTTAAACTATTGATCGTTTCAAAATTAATTTCTTCTAATGCTGTGGTTTTGAGATGCTCAATCTGTTCAACATAAGGATCTAGTTCTAAACTACGACGTTCGTACTGATCCTGTGCAGTTTCCAGTGTGCTCTTATGATTGACGGCATCATCAATATTATCATACTTGACTTTGGGACAACTGCCAAGTTTGCCTTTGGCTGCAATCAGTTCAGTTACTTTGGCTAAAAGTTTTTCTTCTTTGGTGATTTCTTTTTCGATAGTAGAAACTGCACCACGCAGTTCAACCATCATTTCTTCTTGCTTGGCATCGTGAATGTCTTGTCCGCAAGCATGACACTTGTGTTCTTCAGCTTTAGAAAACGCACCTTTTAGTTCAGCCAAATTAGCATTTAATCGCTTGACTGTGCTTTGATGATTGGCTAAGTCTTTATTAAGTTGCTTGAGTTCTTTTTCATTAGCTCGCCATTGAACTACTAGTTTGTGGTTTTCTAGTTCTTGTGCAATGTCAATGTTTAGCAGTTCATTTATGGCCGCGTCAAGTTTCTCAAGATCGTCTCTCTGCTTGGCCTGCCAAAGACGACTACGACGTTCGAGATCTTCAATAGATGTTTTAATTTTATTGTTTGCATCTGTTACTGCCTTTATACGATATTCTTCTTCTTTGATAGCATCCTTGGTATTCTTAATTAGATCTTTAAGTAAGTCTGCTTTTTCACTAAGCTGAGTAATACCAAGAAGTTGTTCAATGATATTTCGCTGATCATTGGCTTTAAGGCTAAGGAAAGGTTCGGTATAGGTATTAAGAGCACAGATATGCTTGAACATATCATGACTCATACCAAGAAGACGTTCAATTTCTTCCTGAGTTTCTCGATTCTCGCCTTGTTGCTCTTCAGTTTCCCCTTGCTCTAGTTCTCTATCATCCACAATGAACTTGAGCACATTGGGTTTGCGACCCCGTTCGATTCTATAGCTATGTCCGTTGGCTTCCAGTTCACAGGTAACCAACATGTTCTTGCCGTTGGTTTTGTTGATTAAGTTATCCTTGCGGATGTTAGTAAGAGCACCGCCGTATAAGACATAACTTAAGGCATTGACAATAGTAGTCTTGCCAGTGCCGTTTCTAGATCCGTCGCCGCCGAGATCAAGGTTATTGCCCAAGACTAGAGTCAACCCATGTTGGTCAAATCTTAGTGCTTGGGTAACATTGCCTACTGAGAGAAAATTTCGAACTGTGAGATTTTTAATCTTAATCATGAAAGTCTATTATACATGTAAGCCATTGTAAATGTCAATGAGTACCTGACGATCTACTACATCGCTTTCGATAGCATTAAGCTGTCCAACTACAATTTGATCCACTGATTCGAAGTGTATGTCGCCGCTCCAATCCTGTGTGTGTTCTTCACGCTTGGCAGGAATCAAACTGATTTCACGCAGGTTATAAGTTTCTTGCCAGTTTTCTTTAAGAAATGTGGCTTCTTCAAAACTAATATCAGCATCACATGTCACACGCAAGAATGTATTCTTGTTCATGTAACGATCCGGATCTTCAATCAGCTTGGTCAAGTCAATGGTCTTGAAACTAGGAGCATCGGGCCACGCAACATATTCGGGCTTATTGCCCCATTCTAAAATCATCATGCCTCGGTCATCGTCCCACGCATCAGCGTAGTTATGCGGAAAAGCATTGCCAATATATTGAACATTGCCTCGCTGTTGACGCAAATGGAAGTGGCCGCTGAAAACATATTCTTGATTGGGAAAGTGTTCACTGTTAAGTCCGCCGTGATCGGGCATTTCAACCATGGCATTCATCTTAAAACTGGGCAGTTCAAAGTGTCCAAACACATAACGACTGTCCAGTCTCTTCATGCTAGTCCATTCGTCGCCTACTAGCCAAGGCACCAAACTG